TCAGTAGCGCCTGATCGGGGACTTCTGCATCGAACGGTAGATCCACACGCCCACCACCGCCAGGATCAGCCAGGGCAGCAGCTTGAAAACCATAGCGAACAGCCCGCCAAGCAGCATGAAGGCCGCCGCCGCCAACAGCGCGGCCAACACGCCCAGCAGCGAAATGCCGGTCACCATCAGCATCACCACAAAGCCAACGAGAAAGAAGAGTTCTAACATGATTGCTCCTTCGCAACGCAACGTATCTGCTGAGTTATTACAAGAAGCGTGCCAGAACGGCGTAAAATATAACTCATTGAAATATTTGGATAGGCATACAGCAAGACGCTGAATGCCTGGCGAGAAAGACTAACTGTTAGTCAAATTCTTTAGGGGTTATGCCACCTCGGTACGCGGCAGGCGCACCAGATCCAGCGCCGCTTCCACTACCCGCACGTCGGCACCCGGCTTGTGGGCGTTCTCGCTCAGGTGGCGACGCCACTGGCGCGCGCCCGGCACGCCCTGGAACAGGCCGAGGATATGGCGGGTGATATGGCCCAGATAGGTGCCGTTGGACAGCTCGCGCTCGATGTACGGGTACAGCGATTCGATAATCGCCACGCTGTCCTGCACTTCGCTCCGCGCGCCGAACAGTTCGCTGTCGACCCGCGCCAAAATGCCCGGGTTCTGGTAAGCCTCGCGGCCCATCATCACGCCGTCCAGGTGCTGCAGGTGCTGCCGCGCCTCTTCCAGCGTCTTCACGCCGCCGTTGATGGCGATGGTCAGCGCCGGGAAGTCGCGCTTCAGCCGGTACACCCGCGGGTAGTCCAGCGGCGGCACTTCGCGGTTCTCTTTCGGGCTGAGGCCAGAGAGCCAGGCCTTGCGCGCATGGATGGTGAACATGTCGCATTCGCCGCGGCCGGCGACGGTGGCAATGAAATCGCACAGGAACTCATAGCTGTCCTGCTCGTCGATGCCGATGCGCGTCTTGACCGTGACCGGGATCGACACCGCATCGCGCATCGCCTTGATGCAGTCGGCGACCAGCGTCGCCTGGCCCATCAGGCAGGCGCCGAACATGCCGTTCTGCACCCGGTCGGACGGGCAGCCGACGTTGAGGTTGATCTCGTCATAGCCGCGCTGTTCAGCCAATTTGGCGCAGTGCGCCAGCGCCGCCGGATCGCTGCCGCCCAGCTGCAGCGCCACCGGATGCTCTTCTTCGCTGTAAGCCAGGTAGTCGCCCTTGCCGTGGATAATCGCGCCGGTGGTCACCATCTCGGTGTACAGCAGCGTTTCCTTGGTCAGCAGGCGGTGGAAGTAACGGCAATGACGGTCGGTCCAGTCGAGCATCGGCGCGATGGAAAAGCGGTGCGGCGGGAGTTCACGCGCTATATCGGGTGTGGCGCCCGCTGCGCCTACATTCAATTCTGTTTTATTCTGGTGCATTCGGTAACCAAATAGTATATTTTCACTTTGTCAGCACCCCATACAGCACCCCATTCAAATGGGGACCCGGAACAGACAAAGGATTATCGATGGCATACTATAGCATAGAAAAGCGACAGCGCGCCGACGGGACAATGCGCTATCGCTGCACTGTTGGCGTAAAGCAAGGCGGCAAATACATCTACAGGGAGAGCCAGACATTCGGGCGCCACCAGCTCGCGAAAACGTGGGGTGCCGGAAGGGTAGCCAAGATTGAAGCCGAAGGGGTGCCGGGGGAAGAAAAATCAGATGAAATTACGGTTGGTGAGCTGCTCAGGAAGTACATCAACGATCCGGCACTAGGTGGCCGCGCAGGGAGAACAAAAACTTACGTCCTGAATATGCTGGTTGATTGCGATATAGCAAACGTAAAATTGCATGACCTGCAGGAACACCACATTATTGAACATTGCCGTGACAGAGCGGCCGCCGGAGCCGGACCCGCAACAGTGGCACACGACCTCAGCTATCTATCATCAGTGCTATCAAGCGCAAAACCAATATACGGCATAGACTACGCGCGTAACCCTGCTGCTGATGCCAGGCCGTTGGCGCTAAACATGGGCTTAGTAGGTAAATCAAAGCGACGCAATCGCCGGCCGGCATCCGATGAGCTGGATAGGCTTCTTGGGGAGCTGGCGAAACGATCGCAGAAGCGACAGGCAATTATCCCATACGTTGACATTCTCAATTTTTCTATCCTTTCGTGCATGCGAATCGGCGAGGTTTGCCGACTGCGCTGGGACGACGTAAACAACGAACAGCGCGCAGTTCTGGTTCGCGACAGAAAAGACCCCCGCAAGAAAACCGGCAATCACATGATCGTTCCGTTGCTCGGCGACGCATGGACGATACTGCAGGCACAACCGAAGAAAGGTGACCTGATATTCCCTTACAACTCAAAATCAGTTAGCTCTGGCTTCCAAGCCGTCAGAAATAAGCTGGGTATAAAAGATTTGAGATATCACGATATGCGGCGCGAGGCTGCGAGCCGTTTATTTGAGGCGGGGTTTAGTATAGAAGAAGTAGCGCAAGTGACGGGGCATAAGAACCTGAACATTCTCTGGCAGGTATACACAGAGCTATACCCGAAATCGCTGCATGAGAAATTTGACCAACTGCAGGCAGCCAGGGGTAAGTAAGAGCAACCTCTTTACAAAGTGGTTGACATATCAAAAATCCATGTTAATAAAAACAATCATTATCGTAACTATGTGATTTTAATAATTTTTAAGTTCTGCATTTAAGCACGCACTGTGATATCATTGTTCTTAACAAGAATAACTGTAAATTCATACAGCCTTTATCCGAGAGTACCAGCTTTTGGATTAGGTTTATTTTGTCTAAATAAATACCAAAGGAGGCTCAGATGGCATACCCAACCATTGCTGTTGCTAACGCCTTCATTGAGAGGGCGATGAGGGGACAACTACCTGATTTGGACCCTATGAAACTACAGAAGCTCATGTTTTATGCCCAATCTTGGCATCTGAAGATTTACAATGAACCACTTGTAGATGACTTCTTTGCGAAGTGGCCATATGGTCCCGTAATCCCATCGCTTTATCATGAAGTAAAGCATTATAAATACAATAGTATCAATGCATTAATAAGCAACCTTGAGAGCAATGGGTGGACACAGAGTGTGGTAACTCCAACTGTTCCAGCAAGCGATCAAAGAACGAACGAGCTTCTAGATAAAATTTGCAGCGTTTACGGCTCCCTTAGAGCAACACAGCTTTCTTACCTCACACATCAGCCAGGAACGGCTTGGAGTGAGACCAGAGAAGAAGGTTCAGTGATATCTAATGACCTAATGAAAGAACGGATTCAGTAGGGCTAGCTTAATGTCTGCATCAATAGATGATATTGGAAAGGGAAAACCCAGGCCAGAGGATATACCGGACTGGGTTCCCGACTCTTCTTCCCCGATAAGCCCTGAGCCTAAATCTCAAAAGCACCCATCGCTTATCAACGAAGACGTTTTAGACCGACAGGCTGACAGGGCCCTAAGAGTTAAATTTGGAGACAAAGCCTATAAAGTTGCTCGTAAGAGCCTCTATGGGTGGTGCTGGCTGTTAGCGATTTATGCCGCATTTAAGTTTAGGTTCGACAAAGAACTATTCTCAGATAACGTGCTAATAGCAATTACTTCTGCAGTTACGCTTAATGTTTTTGCTGCTTTCCTTGGTGTAATTAGAGGTCTTTTCCCTGCCTCAAAAACCCCAAAAGAATAGCTCCACTTCCTTGTTGAGATGCTGCCCCTGCCGATGTTCAACCCACACGAACACTACGAGGCCGGCGATGGGGCAGCAGATCCTAGATAGGGTCAGCGTTTAAACTTTCAAGTCCTCGCAGTGATCAGTTGATGGCTGTATTGACGGTTTATCATACCCGTCTATGCTTTTTAGCAAGGGCAGCTATAGCCCGCATATACCTACCTGATAGCCCCGGTGTCGTGTCCGGGCTTTTTTTTGCCTGCAATACACTCATCTATACAACTTGATCGATTTAAACGATCGATACCTAAAAACCGATCTATACAACCAATTGTTATTTTACATACAAATCGTGTAATCATTGAGCACATACCAACTACAACAGCACCAGGGAATCCCCTCACTGCGCCCATGCCTGCACCGCATGGGCTTTTTATTAACGGCAGGAACAGCATGAATACCTTCATAAAAGCATTCGTTCGACTCGGCGCCGCTGTGTCTGCGCTTTCCCTTATCTCTGGGTTCACCCGCTGGCCCGAGGTCATGTTCATCTATAACTTCGTGATGTTAGCCATCTGGGTGCATGCAGAGTGGGACTGGCATCGAAAATGACTAATAGCCGGGAGATATCTCCCGGCGCCCATCACTAAACGACCACACCATACGTGTTTTTGAAGTAACGCTGAGAACGGCCGTATTGAACCTTCAGCTCATCCAAAGATAACACCCGGTCATAAATCAACACTTCAGCAACAGCCAGTCCTGTATTGGGACTTGAAGGTGGCACCGGTGGTAAGTTTGGATTGCGCCAGGTGATAATGCGATAGAAGCTTTCCGCCTCCTTTTCCGTCACCGAACGTTCGGCCAGATTCGCGCCTTCGGCGAGTGTTGCCGGGATAATGTCAGCGCTGGCAGAAGGTACATATAAGCCGCCCTGGTTACCTGCGCCATCAACAGTGACAGCAGTAAATACAAAGTTGTTACGGCTTGAAGTCGCCTCAGAAGGCCCCGCCGCCGTACCATACAGTTTTTCATTATAAGCTTTACCGCCAATACTCAATGAACGCCGGCGAAGTGCGTCCACTGATACATCCGTAATGGCAATGCCTTCCCCGTTTGCCGAGGCCGACTGCACAATGTTCCCTACGGGGTAACCGAACGTATTCACATCAGCAGCCTGGCGGTACACCGCAATCATGGTGCGCTGCAGTCCGTCCGGTACATCGGTAATAAAGCCGTTGTCTTTATCGCCAGTCACAAAGAACGTGTTAAATACTGGCGTACCGACAGCCTTTAACGTGTGTCCGTTACCAGACAGATCGGAGAAACCATCCCCAAAACGCCATCCAGCCATCAGGCCCGACACCGTGGCAAACGGCTCAAACAGCGGTGGTAATGTTGGGTTCTTAATTTCCATATCCAGATTGCGAATAATCGTTGTCATTTCGTTACCTTACTTAAAAAATTACGCACCAGTTGTGCAGTTTGCGCAAAACACCTGCGCTGTCTGTGTAGCTTTCGCCCGGTAAATCCCCTTCGCTATCGCGCAGGTTGCCGCGCGGCCCCGTCGTTCTGCCGTTCGTCAGCGGATCACCTGCCTTGCCCCATCCGTAAGTGACGATTTCGCTATCGCGCAGTGGCCGTGAGGTCGTGATCCGCACACGGTCATGACCGGCAATATCGACAGCAGTAATAATGTCGATGACATCAAGCGATCCCTTATCCCGGATGTAGAACCCCATGTTTTCCGCCGGCGCCACCCAGTCTGTATCGAAAACCAGTGGCGGGGTCGGTACGTTGAAATAGAGCATAGTGAAGATGCCCTGGCGGATTTCATCGATCACGTCCAGACGATGCATGCGCGTAACGCCCTGCAGCATGTCACGCCGCTTTTTGTAAATCATGCGGCCCGTATACTGGGAGAACATGTAGTACGTCTCGGGCATGCCGTGGATGTGGTCTGATGCGTAGTAATCACCGATGTAACCGGGATACGCGATTTCCGTTTTACCCAACATCGCGGCGTCACGCAGTGCCAATGCGATCAGCGGGTCCCGGCGACGGTACGCACGGTGCGTGCTGAGTTGGTAGCTGATAAAAATGGGATCAAACAGCTGGCCGGTGATCGCCTTTTTGTCCGCCAGCGAATCGGCGATGTACTGCAGGTAAATAGCGAGATAGTCAGCGCGCGACGTCTGATCGCGATAATCTGATTCGCCCTGCATCCACACAACTGCCAGTTCAGCAAACGTTCTTCCTTCGTCAGCGGCCAGGCGTAGACTGTTGGTAACGTGGGCGATCATGCGGCTATAGGCTGCAGTGCCTTTAATCAGGTTCTTGATAGGCTGACCGCCAGTGCCGGGCGCAGAACCGATATAGGCGCTGGCCTGATGGTCAAAGGGTAGCCCTGTTTCTGCCTGGATCATTTCCACCAGCTTATGCGTCGCGCCGGTAACAGGGGTTTCCGCCGCCGGCCAGGTTCCCTCTGACGGTTGGTAACGCTTTTCCACCAGTGGCACCAGTGTGTCCGTGTCGGTCATCCCGCTGTTGTTATTGGTGCTGAATCCCTTGTTCCCATAGCGCTGTTCTGTGCTGACAGGCTGTGGGTCATCGTTGGGGTTCGCGGCACCAAGAGACAACGACTGCCCCTCACTGCGCACCCCCATGTAGTCATACGGCCGGAACGGCACCGGTGGAATATCAGGCTTCGGGGGGTAGAGCCAATCACGGGAATATCCAGATCGGTTTCATACCCTGGATCACAGGCATAAGGGACATAACCTTTATCGACAAACACAACGCCTGGTGGCCCCGGAATTTCAACAATCTCAACCCGGCCAATGATGACACCGCCCATTTTCGAACCGCCGATATACGGCACGTTCTTTTTATCTGTCTGCGCCCAATCATATTCATGATGGTTGCCAAGATTTTTAAACTGTACGCCGGTAATATTGACGTCACCATTTTCTGTATAGTTAATCGGTGACACACCGTTCGCAGCAAAAAAACCGCCCCCGACTAATACACCCTCTGTGTCATAGACCTTTTTTTCAACGCCATACCCCTGCGTGCGCTTATCTACCTCACCACTCTGTGATAATGATTTTCTCGCAAAGTCAATGGCATTCTCAACATCACTGGCACCGGCTGCACTTGCAAACTCCAGTGCGGTGCCATTCAGGTTCATATAATATTTAAAACCTTTCCCTTCCCCCTGGCCGACGCGGAAGCTTTTCCCGAAAGGCGTACCGGCAAGGCCGGCAATCGTTCCATCAGGATCATCAGGGGTGATGTAATACGTGTTGGCGTCAGCAGTATTCTCCGCCCTTCCTGCGGCATCCTCAGCCCTTTCCGTCAATCCGTCCAAAACAGACTTGTCGGCAAAAAGTTTAAAACCGTCTACAAGACTGACGAGATTACCGGAGCGATCAGAAACCAGCGACTTAATAAGTAATGACATTAATATTTTTTTGGTTCGCAACAAACCATCACCGTCGCTTTGAGAAATAACAAGAAGGTCATCAATTAACGAATTCTCAGCCGAAGGAAGTTCCGATATTTTCATTTCCTTATCGACACCGATGGGGTCACTGACCACCTTTTGCTTTAACCTGCTAACCATGCTGCAGACTCCCGTTATGTTTTATCAAAATAGCCAATACCATCATCTTTCTTTTTCCCCGATTTTTTCCCGCCCTTCCCTTTTGGCGGCTTGATATCCGTCGCCAAATTGAACGCGAACGACATTCCCTGGGAGGTGAGAGAAAACACCAACGATTCGATTAACCAGCTCCGATCCTCCACCGTGCCGAAGCCCTGGGTAATAACCCGGCTCTCTGCCGTCAGTGGAATATGTGCCGGCCGGCACGGCCCGCTGAGCGTCATGCGGCGCTCATTGCGGCTTACCTGCGTTTTTCTGGATTGCGCGCTGTGGTTGGCGGCGGTTTTGGTCGGCTGGGTGAATGGGTGGGATTGTGACGGACCATCATGTTCGAGTGATTGCGTTTTCGTTCGCCCGTCTTCCGGGTCAAAGTACGAAACACTGATTTTGCCCTTCTTCCCGCCCTCACCTTTTTTACCGGGTCCAGTCGTTGCGCCGCGCTGCTGGCCATCGGTATAACTCCACTCCGACACCTCTTCCTTTAAAATCGTTACGCTGGCCAGCGGCTTCCCGCCGACGCTTAACGATTCCCCCTGCTGGAGAAACAGCCAATAGCCGCCGGACGGCTTACTGATCGCATTAAAACGACTGGCCAGCCGAGTCATTAACGCTGCATCCGATTCATTGACCTGATCGAGGTGCCCGACCGCGATATCTGCCAGTGAGCCGGCCACTTTGGGGATCAACCCGTTGTCACTGGCGACAGTCTTCACAATGTCGCCCAGGTTCACGTCGTCCCAGCTGCGACTTTTCTGGTTCAGCACGTCACCGGGCTGGCGCTGGGCGTTCATCGGCGCTGCCGTGGCATAAATAACGATTTTGCGCGGCGGGCCGCTGCTGGAAATACCGCTGACAACAAACCATCCCTTGTCCTGCAATACCCCGTTAAACCCCAGCCCTAGCCGCAGGCGAGCGCCCTTGTTAGGGAGCGCCATGGTTTCCGACAAAATGGTGATCTGCAGTTCGTCAGCCTTTGCCGTGGCGCCACCATTATCCGTCAGCCTGATTTCCACCAGGTTCTCACGCATCAGCGCAGTAATATCCCGCCCTTCCGCCGTGAGGCTGAACTCCGGCCGATATTCTTCTCTCTGCACGTTTTCCATATCAATCCCACAGTTGAACCGTTGACTCTGCAACCTGCGTTTCGATATCAGGCAGCGTAATGATTAAGCCGGAAGGGTATATCGCCCCCAGCGCGGCCAGTTCCCTGTTGGCATCCAGCACTTCCGTCAGCGTCTGAGGGAGATTTGCCAGACCGTAATGCCTGGCGCAGATGGCATCCAGCACATCGCCTTCATGGGTTATGTATGTCGTCGGCATAATGTTTTATCGTGATCGAGTAGGTTTTCTTTCGCGGAGAACCACCAGGCAGGAATGCCGGCGTGGTATCGGTAAAGTCCGTAATCACCCACCAGCCCAGCACATCCCCGGCGCCACTGACCAGCTGCTGGGGCTGCGCCTTGTCGGCGAGATCGTACAGTGCATCGATGGACGTGACCCCGTTGCGGAAAAAGGCGTGGGCCTCACCGTCCAATTTGACGCTGCGGGCTTCCTTGCCCGTGTACTGCAGCAGGTCCTGTTTGCCGATCCGCTCCTGCTCCTGCCAGCGCCAGCGCGCCTCCCGCGTCAGCTGGTTATAGGCTGCCGTATCGATGGAGAATTCAAAGTCGCCCAGCATCATCATGATTTTGGCATTTTCTGCCGGGCGCCCGTTCGGCGCGTTGTAGCTGTACGCACCGGTTATCGTTCCGATGATGTCTATATCGCTCATCCGCTCCAGCCTCCCGGTGCGTCATACATCGCATTGTTCCCGTTGAATACGTCCAGTTTGCCGATCTGCGTTACCGCGTTATCGGCGATGCTCTTGGCGTCCTGCCCCGGTGAACCGTTGACGGTCATATAAATATTATTCCGGCGGTTATCGGTGACAGTCGGCTTATCCTCCTTACTGTCAAGCAAGCCGGCTTTTTTCATCATCTGGGTGAATGCTGCAACAACTGGATCACCCTCTTCATTCCCAACGGTGTTCTCATACAGCGTATTAATACGCTTATCGAACTCTTTATCGTCCCGAAATCCGAATGTTTTGGTTTCCGTGTTCGCAGCAATGGCTTGTTTAGCCAGGTTCGGATTAGCGGCAACCTGCTGATCAAACCACTCCCCCAACCCATAACGGTCGGCCGTCTGCCTGGCTAGTTCCGTTGAGCCGTTATAAGCCAGCGAGCGCAACACGCTTTTTTTGTTGTCGGCCTCGTCCGGCACAAACTGCCCCAGCCACTTCGCAATGTTTACGGCCACTCTGCTAAAAGTGATCAATCCGTTTCCGAACTTAATCAGCGCAGGTATCCAGGAGTTGCGGATGGTCGTAGCAATCACCTCAATACCACCGTTTTTGAACCAGTCGGACAGCTCATCGGCCAGTTTCGTGACCATCGGAGCCAGGTCGCCGCCCAGCTTGCCGGCGATCTGGTCCACAGCGCTGCTCCAGACCGTCCGCAAGTTGCTGAACGCGATGTTGCTGCGCATCGCCCCTTCCGCGCCGTCACGGGTCACCAGGTTGTATCGCTTCTGTTCGTTCATCAGGTCGCGATAACTTTTGCCGGTCAGGCGCATGTAGGTCAGGATTTTGTTGGCTTCACCGCCGAAGATGGAGTCCGCGTACCCTGCCGCCAGCTGTTCGTTATCCAGTTTCAGCAGGCGTTCAAAAATGCTCGACACCTGGTCTTCATTGCTTTTGCCGTACATATCGCCGGCCTTGAACCCCAGCAGCGGGAAGTTCTCTGCGATAGCGCCTTTCGTCGGGTCTTTCTTAAAATCCGAGACCTTATTGCGGTACTCTTCAAACAGGTCTCCGAAGTTCTCCCCGTTCAGCCCCATCTGCTTACCGAGGCTCTGCCAGGCATTGAACGTATCGATGTTCACACCGTAGCTTCGGGCAATGCCGTATGACTCGGCGGTTTCCGCATTAGAACGAACAGGAGACATAACCGCACCGATCCCCGCCCCGATTAACCCGCCAGCGGCAGCAATCCCCAACCCGGCGCCAAGCGTCCGGCCTGCCCGGCCAATAAAGCCACGCCCCACGGCGCCCGCCCGACGAAAACGTTCAGCACGCTGCAGGCTGCGGTTCAGCGATTCCTGCTCCTGCTCCGTCCGTTTGATAGAACGCGTCACAGTGTCGTAATCGCGCTTCAGGGCGCTGACATCCTTGCCCGCCAGCTTGGTTTGCTTCATCCGATCCGCCAGCGCCTTTTGCTGCTTGGCGAGGTGTTCAGATTGTTTCTCGACGGTTTTCAGCCCTTTGTTAAGCCCGTCCGTCGAGCGGCCCCAGCTGCCGTCGATGTTGCCGCCAAACGTTATGACGGCTTTCAATTTTTGACTTATGCTGCTCATTTACTCACCCGCTCATATTCGTCTTTAACAAAGTCGTAAAAGGCGGAAAACGGCATGGAGAGCCAGTCCCCCATGCTGTAATTCAGGGTGCGGCCAACCAGCCTCAAGGCTTGTCGGATGTCGCCTTCTGACGCTCCCCAGGAGGCAGCAAAAAATTGTTCCAGGCCGCCTCAAGCTGGTAATAGTCAGCCGCAGTCAGTTGATAGACGTCCTCAACATTCATGCCGCACAGATCGGCCAGCATGCCAATTTCCTTTTCTGCATCGCTCCCCGGACGTTTGACATACTCGATGCGGTCACGCACCAGCGGTTCGCGCATCGTGACTTTTTCAAGCTTGCTGCCATCGGCCAGCGTCAGCGGGGAGTACAGTTTGATTTCTACGTTGCTGCCTGGGTAATTCATGGTATTGCTCCAATAAAAAAGCGGCACAAAGGCCGCTTAATGGTTGTTGAGTGGGGATTAGATGCGGATTTTGCTGCGCAGGCCGCCCAGCTGATCCACGCCGTTCACACGGCGGATAAAACGCTCGGTGTCGATTTCAAACAGCTCCATACCGTCGCGCGTCTGCTTGTAATAGCTCATCGCAATCTCAACCGTGATCGCCGTTTCCCCCATGTTTTCATTGCCCCGCGCATCCGGCGTGATCTTTGAGACAAACCCTTCAATCTCTTCGATTGTGCCGACCGCCCGGCCGTTGCTCAGGTAGCCCTGATACGCCATAAAACGCGGACGCTGACCAGAAATAAAACCAAAACGGCTCAGCACGTCGGTATCAATACCCCAGAACTTGATGGAGCACGTCAGCGCCTCCATGCCATCATCCAGCGGGGTCGGTGCATCCTGGGCGCCGGTGCGCAGTTGCGAGGTGACGATGGACAGCTCCGGCGGCGTAAACTCATGCGCGCCGGCGACGCGAAAGCCACCGGCAAAAATGGTCCATGCCCGTAACGTATTTTTTGCGCTCATTGTGCGGTCATCTCCTCAACGGCGTAATCATTATTGATGCGCACACGCATGGTGATGCGCTCGGTCGGCGACTTCGGCCCGAAGTCATAGTTGATATACAGCACACCAGCGGCCAGGGATTCCGCCGTGTTCAGTTCTTCGTCCAGCCACGCAGTACCGCCAAAGATGGCACCCAGGCCAACAAGCTGGCGCAGGTATGCGTTCACCGTGCCAAGAATGTCATCAGCCGTCTCTTTATCCAGCGGCCGGTCGTTATAAATCATGACCGTGTTCTGGATACTGTCTTCGATAACGTCTGCAGTGCGGCGGACCGACTCGAAACGCCACTGAGGGTGATCGATGCACAGGCGGTTGCCCCAATGCTTGTACCCCGTGCGGCGGATGATGGTGCTGACGTTCTGCATGTTCAGCAGGTTCGCTTCACAGTTCGGATCGCCGAGAATAAACTCGTCAACCTGCTCAAGGCCGAGAATGCTGTTGATGTCCTGATTGGACTTGCTCCACCACCAGCCTTTCTCCAGATCGATGCGCGCCCGCAGGCCAGCTGCAAAGGCGGAATACGGCCGGAACTCCAGCTCGCCGCTGGCATTCACTTTTTGCACCCGAGGCCGCAGCAGTTCAACGCGGCCACCGTACATCTGCCGGCGCTGCACAACTTCCGGCAACGTTGCCATCGAGGCGCAGTCCAGATACGCCACCGCGCGGAGTTTTTCGGCTGCCGTTTCCAGCCCTTTGCCGATACCGTCATCTTCACTGAACCCCGGCGCAATCAAGATGCGAGGGCGATAACCGTTGACCGATTCACTGGATGACCAGGCGTTGATCCCCGCCAGGATATTCGCGCGGATATCGATATTGAAAATCTGGTCAGACAGCAGGCGCTGTTCATCCTCGGCGGTGAGCGGCTCTTTTTCCTCGGTAGAGACAGTGACCGGCTGTTCATTATCTTCAACGCGCACAATGACGATCAGCGCGTTGGTCTGGTCGGCAATCTCCTGCACGGCCGGAGGGATAGTCCCTGCACTGCCCAGCGCCCGCATCTGCGTACCGCCAACGACGGCTACCGGTGTGTTGAGGGGAAAGGGTTCATCCTGCCCGCCGGACAGCACCACGCTAAACGGGCTGACCTTGCCGGTGTCGGCGCCCGGTAATACGGTGACCAAGCTGTCAGTCAGTGCCAGAACAGCGTCGGACACCTCTTGCGCGGTGGCGGTGAGTTTGCCGTCGGCATCGCTGGCCAGCAGAATGTCCAGCACGCCTCGCGCATAGGTAGCACTGGTTTTTCCGCCGGCCGGCGCCGCAGCAGCGGTAACGCGGAGCTGGTTACCTGCCCGCCCCGGCTGCGAGGCCGCAAACGTCAGTTCATTATCCAGCAGCGCAGTCCCGGTGACAGCCTGCGCCTTGGTTCCCGGTGATGCATCCGGGGCCGTACCGACCAGGCCGATAACCGCAGTCTGGATCGTGGTAACGGCAACCGTCCCGCTTGTCAGTTCAATTGTTTCTACGCCGTGCAATTCGGCCATAGTATCCTCCAGGCATAAAAAAACCCGCTCGATGGCGGGTCATTGTTTAATTGGGGTTGGTCGGGTTGGCCAGGAGATATCCGGCGCCTGATTAACATCGATGCGGCTTAGCGCCAACCGGTATTTTTTCCACTCTGTCAGTGATTCCTGCTCAGCGTCTGTCGCGTCGCCGAACTCTACCGCGTCCTGTAGCGGTGCAATGGCTTCAGCGGCTTCAGCGCTACGTTGCGCCAGTTCATTCTTTGCAATTTGAAGCTGCTCGCTCTGCGCCTTGGCTTCGTCCGTTACCCATTTCTCACCGTCCCACGTGTCATACGGTGTGTTCGGCGGCGTAAACGTACAACCGTCAGGCAAAGGGCCGACCTCAAACATGATGTGTTTATTCGCCTGCGCATCCCAGTACGGTGAGCCTCGGTAATCATTAACATATTGCCATTGCCCATCATTCCAGACGCCAGCCTGGCCGGTTTTCGGCGCGCACTTCGTTGTCGTGCAGTTGGCTGGTAGCCCTGTGTGTGGCGCGACATAAAAATTCAGGGTGCCAGTAAAAACGTTATTTTCATCGAAATTGTAAATCCACATCCAGCGCGGCTGGGCAGAAAACTCAAAGTCTGTGCTCATTATGCAAGCCTCACGATATAGTTAAATGCAATGTTTTTGACGGTGGTTTCCGGGTTGCCGTCCGGGTTTATGCGGCCGCCGTGGCTGTGCCAACCTATCGGAACATCGTGCGTATGAGAAGGCAGCGGTTCAATCAAGCCAAAGTCAGCGAAGCCTCTTTCCTGGTCGATGCTGTGGCGTGAACTTTCGCCGCCGTCCAGAGAGGTGTTAGAGCGGTATGAGCGTAATTTCAACTGATAAGCGCCGCCCGGCGTAGTCTGCCTGGTGCCCAGGTCAGTGCCGTCAATCTCCAGTCCATGTCCGTGATATTTGTTGCCGTCGGCCTCAAAGGTCAGCAGCTCGCGACCGTCCGGTTTGCCCTTAATCGTATTACCGCGCATATCCGGCAGCACGCCGGACGGATAGGCTTGCGCAAGGCGCGGGTAAATGGCCTTATCAAATCCCTGGCCTAACAGGAATGCATAACCGGGGGGCGGTGAGCTTAACGGCCAGGAGATTGGCGCCCCTACTGGCATCAACGGGGCTGAACCGACATAAACGTCATCACTGAACGTCAACGATCCAATTTGTGCCGTTTTGGCAATGGATAGCGTGTTTGCGCCAAGTGCTCCACCGATACTCACTTCGCCATCGACAGCAATATTATTTTGGACATGTAATTTTCCGGACATAACGTCACCGGATTTTTTCACATATCGCTTATCTGCCTCTGAAATGGTTAACGCGGAGACATTGGGATCGACCTCAATCACCACACTCTCAGCATGCGTCAGCGTCATCACGAAGTTAATGATGATCTCTTTCATCACCGGCGCACCGTCCGCCGGCAATACCGTGTCCGGGTAATCGCCGTACGCCACCAGCACACCGTCAGCACTGAGCAGCCCCACTTCTCGCAGAACTTTGCCGGGATACTTCCTCGCTTCGATAACGGTCTGACCGCTAATCATTCCTTCCGTTGATGCCCCACCGGTAAAGGGGGCATCGCCGAACTTGTTCACCAATGCCGTCGCGCCGGGATTCGGGGTTATTGGTTTACCGCCACCGTCACCAAACGCCGCCAGCGTAATTTTTACGACGGTTCCCGCCTGGTAAGCGGCCTCGATCGCCGCCGCGCCGGCAGTCGTCAGAATAAGACCACTCATTAAGTTAACTCCCGTAACTGGTTATCTCGGACGTCACCATGTAGGAGGCCGAGTATGCGGTGCCTTGTGTGGCATTTTGAAAGGACATGTCGAACCACGAACGCAGGTTTTTACTGCGCATCACCGCGTTCTTAAAATCCTGAATATGCTGCTCGTTCACCGGGTTCCCGGCTTGCTCAACCACCAGCGAAAACGTGTACGGCTCCCCGCGCGGCGTCTGTTCAAACCACTCGGTTAACTGGTAGGTGAAGGGCAGACCTTCCAGCGCCGTCTCTATCGCACCACGCGTCCCCCGGTGCCGGTGAATATAGGTAGCGCTCCGTATGGCTGCGCGCTTTTGTTCCTCGCTCCACTCAGGCAACCAGGTATCTACGCTGTATTCCCATGCCAGCCATGGGAGCAGCTCCGCCGGGCACGTGTCGGGGTTCTTTACGGCGCGGATGAGGTCGGGGATCGACAGCACCTCTGTCGTGGTTGCCTCTTCCAGCGCCCGTTCGGCGGGCAGCGCATTAGGCGGCAATAACGTTTTATGCATCGACATTGACGATCACCTTTTTCAGCGTGATTTCCGTGCAAAGCGGCGCCTGACCGATATCCATCAGCAGATCATCGACCGGCGAGGCCAGCTTAACAGTGACCACACCCGGCTGATGCAGCGCCCGGTCAATCCCCGAACGTGATACGCGGCTGCCGATCCGGTGTGTCTGTTCGAGGTAGGTTTCCAGCGCCCGCCGTGATGCACTCATCACCGTGTCGATATCCGGGCCGGAGGGGATGTAAATATCTGCCGTTACCACGAACTTCACCATTGCCGCCGGCTTCACGGTGACAAAGTCGGTCATGGGCCGGACGTCCTTCGCATTAACGGCCTGATTGACCTTTTCCAACACCTCCGCCGTGGGGATACCGTCGTTATCACGGGAAAGCACGTAAATATCTACTTCGCCGCGCCTGCCATGATCCAACGGCCCATAGGCGCGAACATCCAGAATAGAGGGGTCTGCAGAAGCGGCAAAGAAGGTATAGGCGTTCTCGGCGCCGGCGGTGCTGAGTCGTGACCAGGCCAACTGGATGCGCGTGCGGAACGCGTCATCATCTTCATAAACCGGCTCAACCGGCGGCACTGCATTCGGATCGCCCGGATTTATCAGCAGCCGCGCCACGTCAAAGTTTGCGCCAATCTGGTCAAGGTCTGCGCCTTTTGCGCTGGCCAGCAGCACGGCGCGGATGGAGTCATTCATCGCCACGCGTAACAGCGTGGAGTGATAGGCCAGAACTTCGCCCTGTTTGTACACCGGATCGGAAGGTAGCAGCGCATCATAGACCGGGTCCAGCCCGCGCAGACGGTTTAACCATCCTTCAAAAATCAGGCCGGCGTCCGGGACTTTCACCGCATCCGGCACCGGCAGCTCGGAAAGGTTAATTGTTGCTGAATTCGTCGCCATTAATGCTTATCTCCGTCAACGTGATCGGCTGGCTGCTCTCTATGTCCGTGCCAACGATGGTGAGGTCAAAATGACCGTGGGTAACAAACGCCACCTGCACCGATGACACACGAATGCGTGGCTCCCAGCGAGCCAGGGCGCCGGCCGTCGCCGCAATAATACGGACGCGGTTGCTTTCGTCCTGCGGGTTATCGACCAGATCAACCAGCTCGCTCCCGTAGTCACGGCGCAGCACACGCGAGCCGATCGGCGTGGTGAGTATGTCAATGACGGATTGCCGTAAATGCTCAGTGCCGGAGAGCCGCTTGCCGTTGCCGGCATTAACACCGTGCATGATTACCCCCATAATAAAAAACCCGCACAATCGCGGGTCACATCTTGCTGTTTGGCTCGCCTGTCGTGCCGCCGCTGTCTCCTGGGTGAGCGTGGTTGTTATAAACCTCCCTCACCCGATCCAGCGTGCTCTTGCCATCCGATATCTGGCCGCTGACGGACAAGTCCCCGTTAATGCCGGTGTTGGCATTGATCTGCGTGACACCCTGAACCGTCAGAGTGTCGGTGATCTCCACCGGGCCGCGCAGCGTCCCCTTACCCTCAATCTCATACGTGCCGCCCTCGGCAATAATGATTTTCAGGGCATGGGCATCGCGGTCATAACGGATTTGTGTGCCGTCACTGTATCGGGTGACATGCTCGCTCTCGCTCCCGTCCGGGACCGGCATTTTCCCCGTGTTCCAGCCGGGGAACACCCGGCCGTTATTCAGGTCGCCGGCTTCGCTGATGACGGTAACGGCATCCCCTACGGCAATCGGGTTAGAGTCAGCCCTGTTGGCGCTGGATGACGGCTGGCAGACCGGCAACCAGGTCGTGGTAATGTCGCCGATTTCTACCCGGCATTGCGGCTGCGGGCCGTGCTTCACCGACTGAACGACACCACGGCGGATCATGTTGGCCACGCGCCGGGCAAGGTCCCCCATATCCTGTGACATCATTCCTCCTTGCGCTTGTAGATAAGCCGGTAATCATTAATGTGCGCAGCACCAATTTCCGGCGCCGCACCCAGCCAGACTTCACGCAGCGGACCGGCAACCGATTCGAACGGGTCTTCCCCCATGGCCGCAGACTGGCTATACGTGATGCGCCAGACGATATAATCATCCATTGCAGGATCGAAGCTGTCCGGCCCCGCGCTGATAAACGCAGCCGGCTGCAGCCCTTCAAGCCCGAAGGTTTGTCCGTTGATCCACTGGCTGATATCCGCCGCCGCCGATCGGGCGAAAATTTGGGGTTTATCAATGGTGTTGCTGGCCTTGTCGATCACCACAAACAAATCACATTCAAACTCAACATTGAGCTGCCCGTCACTGCTTGGCGACTGTTCCCAGCCCATGATCGAAAAGAACACGGCCGGCGTGGTGAGCTGCGTTGCCTGTTCCGGGTAGTCGTCGGCATTGTTTACCCACGACAACGACCGCAGCGCTTCAATGACCGCGTCGTGATAGGTCGGCATTAAAATAGGCTTGGCCACTTACTTCCTCCAGCTGTTCACATTAACCCGCGCCTTTACCCTGCCCCGGATATCGGTTTCAAAGTGATGCAGAAATATTTCAACAACATCCGCAAACGCGTTGTCTTCGATGTAATCCAGCATCGGCGCATAAATATCGACTTCGGCTTCGCGGGTACGCCGCGTCGCCGGGTCGCGGATCAGCACCGTCCGGCGTCCTTCTCGTTTGCTCCGTCCGACCTCGCCATTCTCAAACGTTTTGGCTGACAACAGGTTGCCGCGCGGTTCAAAGCCCACGGAGTTTGCCCGCCGGCGCGACGGAGCATAACGCCCGGTTTTCGGGTCACGGCGGGTATGATGCGGACGCATACGTCCGTTAATACGCCCCTTCAGGTCCTTGACCTTGATTGCATTCAGACCGAACCACAAGCGCCCTTCATCCAGCAACGAGCCGCGAGAAACACGAAAGGAAAGCAGGCGCTTTCTCACCATTGCCATACTGCGCGGCGCCAGCCCATCCTTGATATCCGCCATGGCCCGTTTGCGCATGGTGGCGGCGGTTCGCTTCAATGCGCGGGAATACGCGGTCATGTACTGCTTGTGCGTTGCCCCGACGGCCAGGGCAATGTCACGCAGAACCATGGTGTCGATATCGATCGGGAGATCACGGCGTAACCGCGTAGTCCTGGCCATCGTTACTTACTCCATGTGTTAATGGGGTCCACCTCTTTCCCAGGGACGCCTCTGGCAAGCTTCACGCGCGTTCTGCCCGCTTCATCAGCACCAATATGCGTCACCCAATAGCTGGCCCCGCCGATCAACGCCTGGCATTTTTTTTCAAGTCCAACAATGTCAGCCGTATACACGCTGATAGCTGGCGCATGATCCTGAATTTCACCGCCGCCCTGCACCAGGGCCATATCATCCGGGCTTTCAAAAATTGCGACGACCGGACGGGCTTGCCCCTCAATGACTAAAACCACCGAGGGGTCTTCGGCGAAATAGCGGTCCACACGACGATCAGCACGCTGCATCCGTTCCGTGAACCGGTTCATTTAGAAACCCAGCCGCACCGGGGCTTCTTCCTGTCCGGCCTCGCCGGCGCTCCATGCCGAGCCGGCCAGTGGGAACGCTGCAGCAGCTTCTGCGCCGTCGGTAGCTTTTGCTGTCAGCGCGCCAGTGGCATCCAGGTAAACCTTGTCACCCACCGCCCAGGTTTCATCCGCTACCTTTGGCAGAACAAACACCCCGACGGTATGCAGCACGCCCCACGCCCCTGCGGGGATATCGGCATGTGCAACACCGACAATGCCACCAACAGCCACCGGCTGACCGGACTCAATCAGTGTTGCCGACGTGTTCTCGTAATCCAGCGTGGTGCCATCCTGCTGTAAATTCTTTGCCATAATGATTTTCTCCAGAAAGTAAAATGGGTGGCGACGCCACCCACGGACATAAAAAAACCGCCGTTATCGGGCGGTTTATCAGGCTTTGCCGGTAGACTTCACCAGACCGCGCCAATCCATCGGCGCGACGCCGGCGTCAATGCGTACCTTGAATGCCGCACCGTCAATGGTGAAGCCCTGCTGCTGCTCCAGATACGGTGTATCAATGCCATCCAGATACGCCACTTCGATCGTGTCCTTGCCCTGTGCTGCCGTCAGATACCATGCTTCCGCGCTGTTATCATCCAGACGCGCTTCGGAGATAACTTCCACAAAGTTCTGGATCGGGTTGTTGATGCCGCTGTTGGCATCGGCGCCAGGCACGCTGGCAGAGCGGATCAGCTGATTGGCTTTCGACTCCAGCGCCACCGGCGTCAGCATATAAGCCGGACGAATGTTAAGCTTACGCTTGCCGTTGGTCTGCAGCAGCATCGCCTGGCGGGCCTTATCCAGTCCGTCAATAGTGAGAGGCTGGTTCACCAGGTTATTGTGATCCGCACTGAACAGGGCTTTCCCGTCGCTCATTTTCTGGTTGCTGGTCAGCACCGCCCAGACCAGCTCACCGACGGTGTAACGCGCAGCGCCGCCCATCATCGCAGGAATACGCGTCAACATGTCCATGTCATCGTTAATGATGGTCTGGCGGTCAATGCTGAACAGTTCGCCATAGGTTGCCAGGGCGATAGGCTCCCCTTTATCACCGACCGTAATGTATTTGTATTCCGCACCCGGCTTCACTTCACGCAACTTGTCCAGCGCGCCCAGGCCAACGCGGTGCGCGGTTTTAAAGTCGGTCAGCGTGCCTTTACGCGTCCAGCGGTCAAAGGTTTCATTCGCCTCTTCCCACCCTAACAGCGCAGATTTATGGGCCACATCCATCAGGATGTTGCCAAAGTCGGAACTTGAATGGGTGAATGCCAGACCGACCACACCCTGACCAGACATGCCGGCAACACCAATGCCGCGATCAGCCAGCGAGGCGCGCGCCAGTTCACGCAGCGTCATCCCCTGATATGGGTTGTCTTTTTCCGCCTGCGCATGACCGGCACGGCTCATTACCGAGGCGCGGACCGAATCACCGACCAGGTTACCGTTGCCGGCATGGATATGCGCGGCACTGGCGCCAATGCTCGGCGTGGTGCCTTCCGCCAGCTTAGCCAGCAGACGATCTTTCGCCATGTTCGCATCGCAGCTCATGTCGTTGATGCACTCGGTGCGCAGCGCGGCCAACTGAGGAAAACCGTCAAAGACAGCACTCACATCCGTGATGCGTGCGGTGTTGTTGGCCTGCAGCGTCTGCTGCAGCTGCGCCGCCAGCGCCGCCACATCGATTTGTGGAGCCTGTGCGACCGGCGTGGATGGAGCAGGCGCCGGCTGAGAGACCGGAGCCGGGTTCTGTGAATTTTGCGCGTTAGGTGCCGAGGTCTGCGCACGTGCGCCGAAGAGGTGATTAGCTGCTTGTGGCATATTGTGATAATCCTTCAGTTTGTTTTGATTGAGCGATGCGGCTGCATCGAGTGGTTCTTCCAGCACATCAGCGAAGCCTTTAGCAACCGCCTCCGCACCATCCATCCAGGTTTCGGCCTTCAGTAATGCCGCGATTTCTTCCCGCGACAGACCGGTTTTCGACATATACGCCGCCAGCATCATCTCCTCGTTACGATCGAGGAAATTGGCATAATCGCGCATTTCGTCAGAATCCCCGGCCATGCCGCCCCACGGTTTGTGTATCATGATCCAGGCATTGGAGGGCATATGTACCGTGGCATTCGGCAGGCAGGCGATAACCGAAGCCATACTCGCCGCCAGGCCGTCGATATAGATATCGACCTGCCCGGTCAGCCGCTGCAGCGTGTTGTAAATGGCGAACCCGTGCATCACATCCCCGCCGGGGCTGTGGATGTGCAGCTCAACGTTTGTGGCCTCGAACACGCCGGCGTCGCGGCAGTCGTTAATAAATGATTGCGCCGAAATACCCCAGCGGCCGATCTCTTCATAGAGATAGATTTCTACCTGCCCCGGACGGCCCAGCGCGGCACGGATTTCATACCAGGTTTCGGTATTCACCGCGTCGATACCGCTAAGACTTGCTTTCGGGGTCATCCACCCCGGATTTTTTTGTTTCATTCGCTTTCGCTCCTGAGTCGTTGGCTGCGTCAGAGTCCAGCACCAGACCGTGATCGCGGTTAAATTCAACTTCACGTACACGCTGGCGTTTAATCTCCTGCGGTGACTTGCCGCGCGCGCGTACCCATTCGGCCTCGGTGCCAGCCCCACCGCGCACGATGGTTTTCCACGATTCAGCCTCTTTCACCGGATCAATCCACGGCATTACCGGCCCCAGATAGAGCGCGTTGTACAGCGAGGACATATCCACATCATCGGGAAGGCGGATTTTCGACAGACGCAACATATCTACCCAGGCACGGTAAACCGGGCGGCTGTATTGACCGACAAACCAGTTCTGCAGGACGTTGTAGCCCTCGAACCCTTCCACCAGCTCCTGGCGCTGGCTGGAATAACTGCCGTTATAGTCACGGGAAATACTGGAGTAACCGCTGCGCGTACCGCCGGCAACGGCGCGGAGCTGACCGTTACGGTATTCAGACAGGTGCACATTGGGCCGGTTTGACTCAACCATCCCCAAATCCTCACCGGGGCGCAGTTCGTCGAAGATCATGCCCGGCGCAATGTCAAAGTTACGCGCCGTGCCTGGCTCCGAAAACTCCCCATCGTCGCCTGCCGCACCATCGCCACGCTTGATATAGAAGCTCAGCGCCGCAGCGATACGCGCCGCAACACGTTCCGACTCTTCGTAATCCTTGATATCAGCCAGGCGGGTAATCACGCCGTGTAGCAGACTGATCCCGCGCAGCTGGTGCAGCCGCTTGCGCATTGCCAGGTGCAACATGTTTTCAGCCGGCACCCGCTTGGTCGCCGTAGACATACGCAGCGTGCTGGCTGGATGTGCCTTATACACGTTGTAAGCCACCGGCCGGCCCCAGGCATTAACCTCAATGCCCTGCTGAACATTCCCGCTGCCAAGGCTTCCCAAGTTCATCGGTACAAAGTCCGCCTCCAGACATTCCAGCGACAGCTGGATGCTTGTGGCATGCTTCAGCCCTGATACCGGCCCCCGCACCAGTTGCGAGAACACTTCGCCGTCACGCAATGCTGAGCGCAGGATTAGCCGTTCAACCTCGGCGCGCGTAAACATGCCGGTGACTTCTGGCCGGACGGACCATTCGGACCAGTGCTTAGCCAACAGCTCCGCGCATTCCTCATGCAGCGTGCCATCCTTCCGTAACGGCTGCGGCTCGACCTGAATACCCTGCGCCCCGACGACTCGTTCTTCCAGTTTGTCGAGGATGCCGATCACAATGTCGTGGTTTTCGTCCAGCCAGCGCGCCTGCTCACGCAACGACACACCGGCCGCGAATACGGCCGAATCAGCAGAACGCCCCTCGCGCTTGGCTTTTTGCAGTCGTGACACGTTGGCCGCTTCATACGCCCGCAGCTGATAACGATTTTTGGCGCGAGACAAGGCCCACCCTGGCGCCACAACGCCGAGTGTCTTTTCTATAAATCCCATGGGTTACCTACACGAAGTTAGCGAGCTTATACCCACCGCCACGACAGGACGCCTTTCGTAGCCGCCCTTCCCAATATTCCAGCTCTGCACGCATCGCCGCCGGATCGTGGTTTGTGATGGTGCGGCCGTTGACGCCGGTAAAGGACACGGATTTACCGTCGAGCGAGTCCGTGTAGAACCCCCTGACACGCACCACCATGTCCCGGATTTCCTGTTTCGTCATAACCAGCCTCCTCCCCCCGTACCGCCACCGTTCATCCATCCGCTAGAGGTATGCTGAGGCGCAGCCTGTTTCGGTTCCGCCTTGGTTTTTTTCTTCGTCAACACGACCTCCCTTGATGAGTTCTCGTTGAAAATATTGGGGTTCGTATCTTGTGATTCAGCCCAGGCTGGCGGCTCATCCCACTTGATACGCTCGTAACGGCGCAACATCACGACGGCATGCACATAGCAAAACAGGTCAAAGGCTTCGTTATTGCCCTTCCCTGGCTTACGCCACTTGCCATCTGATCCACGCTCTTCGTAGGTCAGTTCGTCAAAAAACCATTCCCCCAACCAATTCGGGAAGTGAATATACCCAGCGCCTGGCGCTTCACGAATCAGCGCGTTACTGAGCTGGTCTTTCAGCGTGTCGGTCTGCAACAGGTAGACAGGGACGTCTCCGCGCGCAGCTGCGCGGCGGTCGCTTCGGTCTGTGTTGTCCGGGTGGATTTTTGTAATGGTTTTCTGACGCCGGGTGCTGTCCCCTTTGATGAGATACACCCGCTTATGCACGCCATCGCGGCGGCACTGACGCCAGAATTTATACGCGTTGTCGGTCACGCCATCTTCGCCGCCGCTGTCTACGGCCATGGCGAGGATTGGCATACGCTTGTCCTGATTGCTTTGCAGCCGGTACGTTTTATCGAGCACGTCAGTGATCAGCAAGTTCCAGTCCTCCGGGTATGCCCCCGGATGGATCGGCAACGCTTCACCCGTATCAGGATCACACCGCATCGACTGCTTGATGTTGTACCGGTCCACCAGCCACCGCTCGCCGTTTTCGCCATAGCCGACAATCTGGACCACAAAGCGGCGATTCTTGCCGCCCTGCACATCAACCGCCGCGATCAGGAATCTGACCTTTGGTGGCACCAGGCGTTTACCGTAATCCTCCACGCGCGCCAGCAGTTCGTCACTGCGGCGCTGTTCAGAGGCAGAACGCGGCAAATACGGCCGGCCCCAGTCGGTATTGATGACCGCCTTGAGCGTTTCCTCTGATCCCGTTGTTTCGTAATCCTGCTCAGCGGTCAGCAGCTTGTAGACGAGCTGTGACCAGGTCTGATATGCCGCCGCCGGCCCCTCCATCCAGAATGACGCAATACGGGAGCGGCGCGGATCGCCTGTCCGGTTGCCTTCGGCGTCAATCGACTCCCCTTCACGCAACCACACACCAGACTGGTTCAAGGTGCGTTTCATATCTGCCGTTATCGTGCCGCTGCAGTGAGGGCAACACATATGCGCAGATTCGCTGGCCTTGACCGGATCAGGGATTTCCCTGTATCCGGTCATCACTTCCATGATCGGCTGGAAATATTCGCCGCAGTGCGGACACTGCCAATACCATTTGCGGCGATCGCCGCGGTTGAACAAGGAAAGGATGCCGGTGGTTGGCGGGGCCTCATGCTCTGAGCGGCGGCGCCATTTTGAATCCAGAATATCGCGACCTGGTGAACTCTCTACCAGCGTCATGCCGGCACTCATAAACGTTGTGGTACGTTTTGACGCCAGCGTGAACCCGTCGCCCTCGCCGTCGATATCTTCCGGCATGCGGTCATAATCTGTCAGCGCGGTGCATTTGTAGTCCGACGAGGACATGATATTGACCGATGGCCAGCCAAGCTTCAGATAGTTCCCCGCCAGAAAGGTCCGGTCGTGAACGTTGTTATCATTGCGCCGGGGGCTGAGACGCTCAGCCACGTCTGGACTCACGCGGAACGTGCGCGCCAGGCGCTTTTTGGAGTGTTCCCGCGCTTTCTCTTCCGAAATTTGTACGACCAGCATATCGGAGGGATCGCACACGATGTTGTAAACAATCCAGCCATCAATCAGGCCGATCGTTTTACCCGTACGCGCCGGGCCAACAAACACCACCGCGTCGTATTCACGTGACGCCAGGCAGTTCATCGGCTCAATCACATACGGCGCCACGCTCGGGTCCCACTTAACAGAGTTGCCCGCGCCCATAGGCACCCGCATAAACTTTTCAACAGCTTCGGCAACCGGCATGCGGCGCGGAGCCTGAATAATACCGGCCATATTCCGCCGGGTTTCTGCGGCTGATGCCTGTGCGACCATTACTCCTCCTCGGGCATTTCCTCCTCAATCTCTGTATCAGCGTTCATAACCTTCAGCGCTATCTGATCGCGCAGGTCATCGATAATAGACTGCACACGAGAAACGGCAGACGGCGGCAGCGCGCAATCACGCTCCAAGATATCCGGTAATGTTTCCAGCACCTGAACCATCGCCTTTGCCATCGCAGAGAATTCACGGGCAACGTCTTCTGCAGGGATCAGTTCATTGGTTTCCTGTTCAAACTTGAGCCGCTCGCGTTCCGACTGGAACCAGGCTTTTCGGTCAGGCGGTAGCATTTCGTCAACGTCAGCCACCGGCGCAGACTTCACCAGTTCAGCCAGCACATCCGGCAGCGTGTAAAGCTTCAGCTTGGCATTACTGCCGGGGGCAGGTTCGACGTTTTTCAGGCGTGCAGCGATGGTTTGCCGATGTGATCCCGTAATTGCCGCCAGCTGATTCAGGTTCAGCCTGACGTTCTCCAATTCTTTATCCATGATGATGAACACTTTTTATACGATTCGACATCTTGAAAAAATAATTTCAAGTGAAAACAATTACGTGAGCACATGATGATGATGTCAATAAAATGCAAAAAACTAGCCGTTTCCCGCGTGTCGCCGCCCCCTCGGTGTTCAAAACCGCGAAAGGGACCCGCAAAAATGGGAATCATTATCATTTATCAAGTCATTTTCACCGGGGTGGCGCCGGAGGTGGAGACGGCTTAACGAGTGGGGTTTCGATATCGGCAGGCTTTTCTATGAATCCGACGCCATGCTCTACCTGAAACGCTTCTGAAAGTGTTGCGTCTCGCCAGGCTGTTTCATATTGGCGCGCTGTAACCTGCGTTCCTGCAGTAATGGTTTTCTTTTCCAGCACAACCTCAACCTGCAGCACAGGCTTACCTGTCAGCAACTGACGCCGGCCACGTGCTCGCCCTGTGATGCCTTTCTCAATAATTATTTCATGCGTCATAGGTCTATGCATGGTGAGGCCTTAGTTAATGGATTTTGAGCAACAAAAAACCCACCAATTGGTGGGCTTAGCTCAGTGCTTTGAAGTGGCTTCCGCTATCTTCTGCTCGGTTTTCTCTTTCAACCTTTTGGACTCAGCAATCACTTCATCGACTGTTTTACCGTCCATAATCTTTAGGTACATGTTCTCCGCTTCTTTTTCCGCTTCGCGCCCTGGTCCGATGTCCACGCTAGTAACAACATCGGTGTACCGCGAAATATCCAACGTGGCCTGCTTTAACTCCGCTTTCTTCTCATCAGACAATGAAGCGGAAATATTTTCACCTGAATACAACAGCGCTCCCTTGCTGGAACCATCAAACTTCGGTGCCTGGTCACAACCTACAAGTGATAGTACGACGATTATCGGTAATAAATAGCGTTTCATTTCGCCTCCTGCTCATTCGATATTGCGTAATGTAACAGGCTTGCCATTATCTGTAATGCAGCAGATGCATTATCGATGGCGCTCGGTGAGTGCCATCTGTAATGCCGCTACGGCGACAGACAAACATCCCTGATGTAGTCCTGCAGGCCAAGAATCTGCTTATCAGTTGTCTCTAGTTGACGTCTGAGACGGAAATAATTTTGTCGAGCGTCTGTAGTGAGCTCGGCGGCGGTTGCATCAGCCACGCCGGAGGTGGCGGCGTGTTTGCACGTTGCGGCGATGCGCAACCGCTTACTGCCATCGTCAACAGCACGCTGCAGATCATCAATTTTGCGTTTCGCATCGTTCAGTTCTCTCGTTCTGCTCTCGTCAATTGCCGCGACTGCCTGCTGGGTTTTGTTCTGCCAGTCGAGTTGGCCGGATAGCTGACTGTTAGCAGACTGCAGCTTGTCCCGCTCGTGGCGCAGCGCAATGTTGTTAAGCGAGAAATACGTTAACAAGCCGAGCACCAGAGCGACGATTGCCGCCTGCCAGTGCGGTAGCGGCCAGTTCATGACAAAAACATCTCACGCTCTGCAGCACGGCGTTTCACCAGCCCAGGCATGACTTTACCTGCCGAGTTGCGCCATTTGGGGAACTCATCCGCTGCACCTTGCACATCGCCGGCGTTGAATTTCTTCACCAGTGTTGAACCAGCAAAAGCAGAGCCGCCAATGTTGAATGCCAGCGATACCATCGCGTCGAACTGGTTCTGCGTCATCGGGAACTTAATCGCGCTGCTGACCGTCAGCTCAAACACGGCCAAATCATCAGAGAGAAACTGCTCGGCCTGCTGCTGGGTGATTTCATCGTCAGGCTTTACGCCGTGCGTATGGCCCCAGCCGACTGTCCACGGGGAGCCGCCAGTGCCCGGGTCTGGATAGGCTTTCAACTCAAGGGACTCGAAGCCCTTGATGAATGAGCGTCCGTTATTACTTGTCTGCATTCTGATTGCCTCCACCAAAGCGATTACCTACGTACCCTGACAGGAACGAGCTGAGTTTTTTCACACCGACGAATCCTATGAAGCCACCAATACCAACGGTGAGCGCCTTCGGCACGTCGAAGTAATCCAGAGCTGAATAGGTCGTTAGCGCCAGAGCGCCACACATCAGCCCTTCGAATATGGTTTCCTTCCAGCTACTGCCAGCGTATGCCATCCGAAGAACTGCCATGACGACAGCCATAATGACGCCGCCAATCGGTACATCACCGCGCCACCAGGCGGCGAGAATTTCACTGATGTCCGCCCAACTATGGGGACTGTTTGGCATTTTCATAACCTCCCCCTTGCCGGGGCTTGTCCCGGTCTCCGGGTGATAGAAACAAAAAAGGCCGCCATCGGCAGCCATTAGATAAATAATTAGTTATTTATTGACAAGATTAGTTAATTGACTTATTATCTAATCATCCCAAGCGGATATGCTCTTTAACAAGCGAGGAAACATGGTCACGGTTCAGTGGACGAAGAAAGCAACCAAACAGTTGATTTCGATAGACACAAGATACCGAAAAGCCATTAAGGAAAAGGTCGGTAAGTTAACCACCTTCCCAGCGGTTGAGCTTGATATCAAAAAGCTTAAAGGCAGCGACAGCCAGTACCGTATGAGGGTCGGGGATTACCGAGTTATCTTCCAGATTGAAAATGGCGAACCGGTTATCTGCACGATTCAGGAAGTAAAGCGCAGAACATCGACAACCTACTAAGGCGGGGAAACCCGCCAGTTTCCTCGGCGACATTAACCGCGACTCTTAGCAACCCGGATGAAATATGTCAAAACCTCAATACATTAACGATGTGGCAGGAAAACCGCAGTATGTTGTACTGCCAATCGATGAATATGAACGCCTCATCAGTAATGATTGGGCGGACGTTCCATACCGCGCCGGCGACAACGACGACGAAGTGATCCCTCATGATGTCGTATCAATCATGGTTGACCAGGACGTCAGCCTGATTGCCGCCTGGCGTATTCACCGCGGGCTATCTCAATATGAGGTAGCAGAACGGCTCGGCACCACACAATCAGCCGTTTCGCAGTGGGAATCTGTTGATTCAAAACCGCAGAAAAAAACCCGCGAAAAACTGGCTGCGTTATACGATTGCCGGCCGGAGCAGATGACACAATGAACAAAGGCCCTCATCGGGCCTTTTCTTTATTCTGGCTTTGGGTAAGGCTTCGGGCTAAACAGCTTCGTGTTAAGCCGCCGCCGCGCCCGCTTGTTTAAAAAGCGGATATACCTGAACTGGTTAAACGTGTGAGCGGTAGCGCGGTGTGCGTTCTTCTGCAAGTAACTACCACGCCCACCAGCTTTTCGCCCTTTCGTGGTCATGGCGATCTTGTGATACCACTCGCCATCCAGTTCGTAGAACGTCGTTTGATGACTACCGATGTAATCAAAATTGCTCGCTTGGTACACGACACCGAACCGGCCACATCGCTCGTCTGCAAACGTCTGCACCCACTCAACCGCAGGATATAACAGCCTGATAGTTTTCAGTGCGTAACTAATTGCACGCGACTCAGTATTTTTCGGCATCCGGTCGTGTACCCACAACCGATTGAGTTCCATGTATTCGCGGTTTCCAGTGCCGGTCACGACGCGCGCCCCGCTGCTCGGGTTCATCGCGTAGCCCCATTGCATAACGCCCACCAGCTCCCGGCCGTCATATATGCCAAGATGCAGATAGGAATTGTTCACTACGCGCTTGCTGTAGTGAAAGTGGCTGATCACCAGACGGGCCAGCCAAACGGGGATTGTTGCAACGTGCAGATCGTCACACCCATAGCCGACAGTTTCGCCAGCGTGGGTAATGGGCGTAGGCTTTCCGCTGGCGCGTGACACAACACCCTTTGCATGATTTTTCAATGTCGCGGTACTCCAATAAACCGGTGTACTCGTGACCGCCGTCCGGGTGCATATTGCCCGGCATGTTCACAGCGTGCCGGGCTACCCTCTTGAGCAAAATTTGGAGCGTCTGGCCGGATTCGAACCGACGTCATCAGCTTGGAAGGCTGTTATTCTACCTACTGAACTACAGACGCAATATGATTGTGCGGTGGCTGAAGTCGCGTTTCTGCCGTCCCCATTAGACCCGGCTCAAAGGTTTTGATGTCCCCGATTCATCAGCACTGCCATCTTGTTCTTCACCACACAGGCAATGACACTCCCCTATATCCCATACACTACCGAGGCATGATCGCTCGCTGGTTCCGGCGTCATGGAATGTCATTGCCTATAGGGTTAACCCCATAAAACGCAAAAACCCCACCATTTCTGGCAGGGCTTTGAAATTTATTTAGTGTGTCACGTACGCGACTTCCCACTATTGAAGGAATTTACGCCAAGTTTATGCAAAATGCAACACCTTTCTAAAAGTGGTCGGCATCCGTGCCGATCTCGCCCTACTTCGTTACTTTGCTAAATTCCGCCGCCGCTCTATCCTCTTCCCTGCGGCATTTGTCCACCAGCACCTCATAGAATGGCTTCCAGTTGCGCGACCAAGACGATTGGGTCAGTTCTGGAAGCAACGCTGTAATCGCCTTGTAAGCCGTAGATGACGGCGTCCGACTGAAACCTTTTCCGCCACAGCGCTCACAATCTTTGACTACTGGCGCGCCGCTTGCTTTCGTCGCCTCTTTGTCGAGCGCCTTTCCGGTGCCTTTGCAATTGCGGCAGCGCTTATGGCGAACCCCTTTGCCATTGCATGACGTGCATAATTCCCGGACAACTTGCGTTTCTACAACCGGGGCGATTTTCTCTTCACCATCTGCACCGATGTATCCCGGATACTTCACAACGTCACGCGTGACAGCTATCAAGCCATTACCATTGCAATCGTGACACGTCACGCCAGTGCCGGCAGAGTGTGAGTATTCCTCATAGGCGAATACGGCCAAAATCTCCATACACTTGGCAAGCCGGCGCCCAGCAACCTTACCGACGTGCTTTGGCGCTTTTTGCTTTGCGTATTGTGCTAACTCAATGATCGCCCGTTCCTTGTCTTCCTGGCTGATACCAGTCTTCCCAAGAAATGCAGCCATGCCAAAACGGGCTTTTGATTCCGCCAATCCCAGCGCTGCCATCACATCAGTACCGGTGACGCGATCCTTCGATGTGCCGTTTGGGCTGTCTGTTATCACCAATCCCTGAGCGCTGAAATGCTTCAGTGCTGATTCAAGTTTCATTATGCTGCCCTCCTCAACGGCCATTCATAAACCTTGGCGCCATTCATCAACATGTCATTAAAGTCGCCCTTTTCCGGCCAGCGAATACTGACGCGCTGAACGTCGTTTTTTGACAAGATATTGCGGTGACCACACTCAAACGCAGCAGCCTGCCCGGCGCCGTTGTCGTCACAGTCTGCAAAGATAATCAGATGCTTCACCCCAGCAGGTGCCCGGAATCGCTTCATCAACGATGAATTGAGAACCGCCCAGGTGTTGCAGTTATAAATTTGATGGCAGGACAGAGCCGTCTCTATCCCCTCGGCGATCCCCAGCGTTGACGCTACCGGATGCATGCGGATCGCCACTGACCCTGCATAATCGAGATAACTTTCATCCTGAAGGGAAAGCATGCGCTTTTGCGTCGGTATGTTCGCCTTATTGGCACCGTCAAGAAACGTGCGGTGCAGGTAGCACGGCTTGGCCTTGTCATCTGTCGCCAGCGCCCAAATAGCTTGCTTGATGCCGTAGGGTGTTTTCTCCTTGTCGTTGAACCTGATCCAGTCAGCGGGCAGTTTATTGATGCCCCTCCCATTCAGATACAGTTCGGCACTCGTGCCACGTAAAGCCACCAGCGAGCCAAATTTCGCTACGACGCTCTCCCTGACCTTTTGGCTCTCTCTTTGTTTTGGTTGTTCCGTGCTGTTGCCATCTGGCCGGTATTCGTTGCCGATCAGCACATCGATTTCCCCGGCCATCGTGGCGAAGTCTTTTTGTTGGGTCAGTGTGAGTAGTTTCCAGCCATCCCCCGATCCGCATACGCATATCCATGTTCCGGCACCATCCTTGTCATCACAACGATAACGCCCCTTGCGCCCACATACAGGGCACTCGCCTTTGAAATGGTTTTTCCCGGTAATCGGCGGTAAGCCATAGAACTCGAACACGTCAGCCCAGCGGCCTTTCACCGCCTCTGTGGTCCTCATTGGGTGCTCCCGTTCGTTTTGCTATAGGCGATGAATTTCGACTTAATGAAGTTCCACACCTCGGGGCTGGTTTCCATCGGGAAATCACTCAGCCCACGCGGCCATTCGCCAAATTTGTCTTTGAAGGTATGTGCGGCCCAGCCATCAGAAAGTGGCTTTCCCTTCAGGACGCGCTGATGCTGGTAGTATTTGATCTGGCTCCACCATGCCTGCTTTTCGTTTTTGCTGTAGACTTTGGTCTTGCGCCCCAGACGCTTTAACCCTCGACTGTCGTCCGTTTCCACATCCTCCCCATCAACGGCTTAAAACCACACTTGGGGCAGATGTAGACGCCGGCGCGCTTCATGTAGTGGCACTGTGGGCATTCCTTCGGCAGCTTCTCGGCCTTTTCCTGCTTGGAGGGTTGCGGAGCCGCCTTCATGCCGTCGTTCTTGCCGATCAGGTCGTCATACTCAATGTCATCGGGATAACCCAGGCGGTGAACGCTGCCGGAGTGGTCGAAAATAAGACAGTGGTCTTTCCCGGGCGCAGTGCGCAGCCCGCGGCCAAGACATTGCAGCCAGCGGATTTCTGATTTCGTCGGGCGGGCGTAGATGATGCAGCGTACGTCGCTATCGAAACCGGCCACCAGCACACCGACATTGACGATAATCTTTGTGGCCCCCTGCTCGAAGCGGTGAATGGTCATTTGGCGCTCTTCTGCCGGCGTCTCTGCAACCATGATTTCAGCATTCACCCCGACGCGCAGAAACTCCATCGTGATGTAATTGGCGTGTGATTTGTTAACGCAGAAACAGATGGTCGGACGATCCTCGCCATTCTGCAGCCAGTTTTTTACGACATCGCCGACAAGGTCAGCGCCGCACATGATTTCCGCGACCTGGTCTTCGTTGTAGTCGTTACCGAATGCCGACAGATTTCCAGTTTTAACGCCAGCCATGTCAGGCTTTGTTGGGGCAAAAAATTCATACTTGCTCAAGTCACCGATGCTGATCAGCTCCTTCATGGTGGTGGGCTTGATAAAGCGCTCAAAATATTTACCCATCCACGGCGCAAACGGCGTGCCAGACAGCCCGATAACCTTGATGCCTGAGTCCCGGATGATGTCGAGCAGTGCGCGACGCTTCATGTGGGCTTCGTCGATGATCAGCAGGTCGATGCCGTCGGGGAACTCCCGGCGGATCAGCGTGTCGGCGCTGGCAATCTGGATCAGACGTCGCGGGTCGTGTGGCTGATAATCTCGCCAGACGTAACTGATCTCTTCTTCCGGCAAACCGTACTGTACGAAACGAGCTGCAGTCTGTTTCACCAGTGTGAGGTATGGCGCCACAAACATTGTGCGTTTGCCCTGCTGAATCATCTTGTCCACCAGGTATGCCGACAGAAAGGTTTTCCCGTATCCAACTGGTGCGGATAACAGGAATGTGCGATAGTTATTCCAGTCTCGGCTCAGCATCTTCAGGCCGGTGACTTGCTTGGCTTTAGGTTTCAGGTTAAGCATTGTTTTCTCCTGCAGAGGCCACATCGGTATCACTCGCCAAAGTCTCCCGTTGTGGTTCTTTGCTCTCTTTCACCGGTTCGAATGTTGCCGGAATGGTGAATGACTCCGCTTTTTGGCTGCCAGGGTTAAGGCGGAACCGAACTCCCTTAGTCAGGGCAACCTCATCTGACATGAACAGCGCGTTTTTCTTGCCTCGCACATAACCGCCCCAAAACCCTTCAGGGTTGATCTCGTAGACCTTCTTGATGCGGTTGCGCAAATGCCCTGTTTTTTTGAGGATCTCGATTGCGCGATATACTGCGCTGCGTGATAATCCGGTGTCGGCAATAATCGAACTGATATCGGTCATCGCTGCGCCAGAGTTACGATCCATGATTTTCACAAGGTGTACATACAATCGAATCGCGCTTGTGTGCCCCGCCTCAGCCAGATTCGCGATGAGGTCAAGGCCAGCGCCATAAGCCTGTAGGAAGCCGTGCCCCTTCCCCTTCGGGATTTCGAGCTCGTCAATTCGCTTCGCTACCTCTGGATTTTTCAATTACGACCTCGCATTACCTAACTTATTGATTTTAAAGACTGTCCTTCAGGTGGGACGTGGCGTCCCATTGAGTGGGATTTTTTAGCCACCTAACCTACTGTTTTTCCTACATATCCTATGTCGCCCCTTTTGTTGTCTTACGCGTGAGTACTCGTAGACTCGATCTGCCGTTGACCTTTCCCGGTTTTGACCTTGTGCAAACATCACCTCCGTTTCACTTGCCAGGAACACATTCCCCAGATCGGCATTACTGTTCATCCTGCATCCCTACCGCGACTCTCTGCGCGCTGTGGCCGCCATGACCACCAGCGCCGCCATGCTGGGCTAGTGCCCTGGACAAAGGCGGTTTTTCCGTCAATCCTGCAGCCGCCTGAGCATGGTGAGTCACAAATCGCCGCAGCCGGGTGTTTGCCTCATTCCGTGCCCGGTTCTCTTGCCGGAACGATACTGGCTCGCTGTCCCATGCTTCCTGATAAACATCCGCATACAGAGCAACGATTCGATGCCTTGCCGACGGAGAAAACCGCAGTAACTGTTCCTGAATCCACGCCTCATCCGCCTGGCAGTACACCGCCGGCATGATGGTTTTGGCATGCTGATTAGGCTTCGGCATCAGTTGGATCCGGGAAAAGATCTGGTAGGTCTGGACGTAATTGGTGAGCCATAACCTCGCCATTAGCCGCCTTGACAATTACCGGGACATATTGGGGGGAGACTCTTTTTTTACCATTCAGCCAATCACTTACCGTTGATTGCGCACATCCGATTTTCAAAGCCAATAGCTTCTGGCTCCCCACCACCGACAAGGCCTTTAAAATCCCTTGGTTTGGACTCTCTTCTTTGCTCATCAAAAACAACCTCCTTTTTAATCGCTAAAGTGATTTTATGAGACAAACGGAGTTCAGTCAATCGCCTTGGCGATTATTGTATTTTTATCGCTAAAGCGATAAACTTCAGCGAAACGCCACGGAGGATTTATGAGCTTTTCAGAACGCCTTAACTATGCAATGAAAATGGCAGGACACACGCAGGGTTCCTTAGCGAAAGCTGTAGGAATGGCGCAATCAAGCGTATGGAAATTAGTCTCAGGGCAGGCCAATAGCTCCAGAAAAACAGTAGAGATAGCCAATGTTCTTGGTATAAGGCCTGAATGGCTGACGACCGGAAAAGGGGAGATGCGCGCAGATGATGGTAAAAAAAGCTCACCACCAAAGAGCGAAAGCTTAAGCCAGGATCAGTTTAGAGTTGCGGTTTATAACGGTTCATCACCAACCGGTGAGGAGTTGTTTATCCCTATAAAACTTGCAGCAGACACAAGCAGAGCCTACTACGTATCCAGCAATACTGGATGCAGCATGGTTCCAGCAAACACCTACATCGTCGTAGATAGCGCAGAAACAGCTAGCGATGGCGACTTGGTTTATGCGAAATCCAATGGCTCTTACTCCGTGTATAACTTTGTCCAAGGTGGGAAGTTCGGCTACCTATCCGTTGATGATCCTCGCGTTCCTTTACTTGAAATTGGTAAAGAAACCGAAGTCTTAGGCGTTGTTGTCTTCCTTTCACGAATAATCAAGCAGCGATGACCACCAGCTTGCGCCCCACACTTCTGATACACGCCGGGCGCAACCCTGATAAACATTTCAACCATATCGCCTCCCCTCCCTACTCAGCCATAAATACTGTATGAATGCACAGTAATTATGGCTTATCGCTATCGCTATGGCAATAGCATTTTGCTAAAATCACTTTATCGTTCACATATCTTGCTAATTTAAAAGGGAATAAAATAAAATCACAAAATAAAATCGCTTTAGCGATTGACTGTTATTTTCTACTGCCGTATCTTTGCATCATCAGCAAGCAACGGAGTAAATGATGTGAGCGGAAATTTATTAACCACGGAACAATTGAGCGCACCAGCAAAATCTTTTTGCATAAAAGAGAAGCTGAAGGCCGAGGGATCAAGCTGGTCATATTCATACCCCGCTGGCGCGCATAACGATGGCGTGAATTACCAGATGATAACTAGGTATGTAGAAGATGTTGAGTTCGCTATTTATAAAAAGATCGAAAAATACTTTTTCCTTGTTGACTTTGCAGACAACTATGAATCCCTAAATAGCGAGGCAAAAGAGATTGTTGATAGAAACCCTAGTGCAAAAGCTTCGATTATATCTTTAACGAACAGTAATTAGTTCGGCTCTGGCGTAGACGCCAATCAGTATCCAGAGCCTGACCACACAAACAATGAAAATTAGTGAGGCTGATATGAACAATACCACGACAAATAACAAAACGTCAAAATCATTAACCCTTATCAATCGCGAAGACCTGGTTGATGCGCAACGAACGATTAAAGACAGCCCGACTTCATGGGTGTGGAAACTCTGCATGCATAAAGTAAAGCGCGCCTATGGAATTATGTGTAAAGAACCAGTTCCTGAAATCGGCGAGAAAAACGGGAATTATATTTGCTGCTATTCAGACAAGGAAACAGGGTCTTATGCATTTGTGCATAAGCGCATAGTGGAAAAACATGGTATGCCAGAGTGTGGCGTAATGATGCAAGGGGTTGTTCATGTCGAATAATAACCAAGTAATAATGAACGAAATTCGTCTACAGGTTATCCCTGGCTATACCGGACGGCTGACCGTTTATGTTGAGGATGGCGAACTGAAAGCGGCTCGTCCATATAACCCGGATGAAATCACCGCCAGCTTCAGCACGTTTATCGAGATGGCAAAGCGTGCGGGTTTTGTCATCACGCAGCCGGGAGGTGAACCAGCATGATGCATTGTCCAAAATGCGGCTGTGTGGCCCATGTACGCACAAGCAGATACGTGAGTAATTCGGTTAAAGAGCGTTATCACCAGTGCCAAAACCATGTGTGCGCTGTGACGTTCTCTACCCATGAGTCTGTTCATCGGATCATAACGAGCAAGGAGTCAGTAGATGAAACCGGTCAGCAAAATTGACGAAGCATTCGCCCTTAAATCTGTCCCCGTTTATGTTGTGACACGTCACGGGCGTACAAAAAAACTATTTAGCCGTAGCGCTGCTATTAGCAATCTTGCTCATTTTATGGCGCAAAAAACTTTTGACAGAGCTGGTATCTCCACTCATGAGGGTGGTTATCAAAGAGAAGAGAACGGCGTAATCATCTTCAGTCGGGGTGAATTAACGGTTGCTTACTTGCAGGCCCATTATCGTTGTGAAAGGCGCATTCGAAAAATTATTGCTCGCAAGCGAGAAAAAGAAAAATGGCAGCGTGAATATGACGAGTGGACAGCAAAACACGATGAATTAATAAAGCGCCGACCGTATTAACCAGCCACCAATAAACAAAGTTTAAATTGCAGCCTTCAGGCTGGGGTAACACTCGGCCTGAGCAAGTCAGAAGGTTAATTATCATGCTTTCAGTAACGAAAGAAAAAAATGTAGCAGCCACCACCATACCAGGCGTGTGGCGTGAATACACCGGCAATAAAGTGGTTTGTGATATGCCTGACGATACCATGCATGGGGTAATCAGCATTGGCGAAAAAGTGATGATTGACACATCCATTCGCAACTACTTAGAAGATGGAATTTTCGCCTTTTTCCTTAATGGCACCTTTATGATTAAACGTCTTCAGTTTTTGCCCGATGCGGTTTTGGTTTTGCCGGCCAACAAACATTACATGAATTTTGAGATTGACGCCAAAGATGCAGATCGCCTCTCCATTATTGGCCGAGTTATCGCAAGCCAGCAAATAAAATCGCATTAATCGGTGGTGAACATTATGACAAATAAAATCGACTTATATCGCACCCGCATCGCCCTTGCATATATCGACTTTTGCCGTCGCCATTATGGCGGTAAGTGGGCTGATGTGATTGTCGGGCAGAAAAAGAAGAAGGCTGTGCGCGTGGATATTTCTCAGCAGAGCATCGAAATGCTGATGAAAGAGTTTATCGAAACCATGCTCCGCGCCGAGTTCGGGAAGGAAAACGGCGAACAAAGCATTACGTCGTCATATGACGCGATGCTCAGTCACACCGGGAAACTGACGCCGCTGGGTGTCACCGCCCTGGGGGACATGATGATTGATGCAGTGGCCTACAAGCTGCAGAACCCGAACAGCCAGCTGCTGCAGGTGGTAGCGCAATGAGCCTTTATTTCCGAATCGTTCTATCGCTGGTGATTGCAGCCAGCGTTTACGGCCTGTTTGTTCCGGCGCTCATATCCATGAAAGACACGGTCGCCGTTATCTCCGGGTTGGCATTGGCATTTCTGACCCCGCCATGCCTGTACGCCATTTATAAGGGTCTGTTCTCCATTAAGGATAAAAAATGAAAAAAGTAATTATGGCCTCAATCATCGCCCTGTCCGCTGTTGGCCTCGTTGGTTGCGATCGCGTTGAGCCGGGTAACGTTGGCATCAAGGTGAACAAGCTGGGCGACGACAAAGGTGTCGGTGAAGTTGTTGGCGTTGGCCGCTACTGGACTGGCTGGAATACCGAGGTTTACATCTTCCCTACCTTCAAGCAGATGAAGACCTACGAAGACGCCTTCAATTTCCAGATGAGCGATGGCACGACAATCGGCTACCACATTGGCGTCGCCTACAAGGTTGATCCAACCAAGGTGACAACCATTTTCCAGACCTATCGCAAAGGCGTTGACGACATTACCGACACCGACCTGCGCCAGAAAATCGCCGATTCGCTAAACCGCCTGGCTAGCCGCATGAGCACCGACCGTTTCATCGACGGCGGCAAGGCCGACCTGCTCACCAACGCACTCAAGGAACTGCAGGACGATATGGGGCCGATCGGCATTCAGGTCGTCAGCCTGTCATGGGTGGGAAAACCAGAATACCCGCCGACGGTAATCGACAGCATTAACGCCAAGGTGACCGCCAACCAGAAAACGCTGCAGCGCGAGCAGGAAGTGAAGCAGCGCGAGGCCGAGGCAAATATGCTGCGCGCCGAAGCTGATGGTCAGGCTGACGCGAAATTGAAGCTGGCGGAAGCCGAAGCCAAATCGATCCGCATCCGTGGCGACGCACTGCGCCAAAACCCGGAAGTCATGCAGCTGGAAGCGATCAACAAGTGGAATGGCACGCTGCCTCAATACATGACCAGCGGCGCCGGCACGCCGTTCATCCAGGTGAAGTAAACCGCCAAGCCGATAAAGGCGCGTGTCGCTCAACCGTGGCATGCGCCATCAAGTAAAGGAACGAGAGAGTCCAAATGATGAAAATTCCGTACAGCGAAGCAGCCAAGCGAGCCATTCAGCACGAAAAGGCTGAAGAGTTTTCCCAGGCATCCACGTTCTGGCGCATCGCTGAATCATTAGCGGTTAAACCTGTTAACCAGCAGTGGGCGGCCACGCGCTCCGATCTGTGTGAAAAGCGCCATAGCCTGGAAGAACGGCTGGAGCAATTGAGCGTAGAAACCAGCCAACGCCTGAAGATGGCGGCAGAAACCAAAGCGGCCAAGAAAGAGCTGGCGGCGAAGCTCGAAGCCCACATGAACACCACCAGCGAGGAGGTATAGCTATGGGTTGCCACAACACACCGTATTCGTTTGGCGTTACCTCGGTTAGCAAAGAGTCTCGTGTCACGCATAACCGCCGACAGGTGCAGCCACTGACGCTTGAGCAGTTTCTGTCTCTACCGATGGTGAAATCCTACTTAGAGAAACACCCGGATAGCGTACGGCACGATCCCGATACCGGTGAAGTATGGGCGAGTAAGCCGTTAACGCTGATGTATCTGGACGTCTGCCAGGCAAAAAAGTTGAAGAAAGCACTCACCAAAGCAATGAAGGAGCACGGGCTATGAACACCATTACCATCCAAAACACTCAGTTGCCAGTGGTCGAATACCACGGACTTCGTGTAGTGACTTTTTCAATGATCGATGATGCTCACGGTCGCCCAGATGGCACAGCCAGCCGTGTTTATCGTGAAAATCGCGAACGCTTCATTGAGGGTGAGGATTACTTCACCGTTAGCACCGACGAAATTCGTCGGGACAAATTTTATCCACTTTCCTCAATGGCTCGTGGGAACGTCACCTTCCTGACTGAGTCCGGCTATTTAATGCTGGCGAAATCGTTGACCGATGATCTGGCATGGCAGGTTCAAAGGGACCTTGTTAATTCGTACTTTCGTCAACGCCAAGTACAGCCAAAAACCCAGAACGAAATCATTGCGGCCATGGCTCTTGCCAACGTTGAACAGGAGCGCCGGTTGAACCACGTCGAAGAGAAGATCGAATCAGTATCGGAAACCGTGGAAAACATCAAAAAGGGCAATATGCGCGCCGGCTATGTCGGATACCGCCAGATTGTCGCCAAGAGCGGGATGACTGACGCGAAATGCCGCAACCTCGTTAATGCGTATCGTATCCCAACCGATACCCACGAATTCATGACACCCGACGGTCTGTTGTCCCGCCGCGCTATCGTCGCTCTTGAACCATTCATGCGGGCTTTTCGACAAATGATGTCAGAAGCAGAGCCGCGCGGAGCACGCTTTTATCACCCGCGCATGGGGTTGTTCCAGGCGATCGGCTGGGAGGATAAGTAATGTCAGTAATCACAAAGAACTTCCGTCTAAATGGGCTGGCGAATCAATACGCCGCTGCCGTATACGACCGCGTAAAGCAACAGAACGGCGGGGAATTCTTCACCGTGCAGGCAGGGCCGCAGAAGATTCACATAAATATCTTGGGCGGTGCCGCCGGCGTCCGTGACCTGGTAGATGCCTATTACCTTGAAGCGATACAGAAGAATTACTCGAATTGGGAACAGTTGGCGATCTTGCTGCTGACCAAAAGCCTCAACGGTTCGGAGCTGACGAAATCCGGCTGGGAGTTCTGGGAAAGCATGGTCAACGACATGGGTTCAACTTTGGCTAAAGGAAAAAAAGAAAAATGAAAAACGCAAAGGACATAGCTGCAAGGCGCCCAGTTGATAGAGTGGCCGCGCAAGTGGTTAGCAAAGGTGTGTCATGGATACCCAACAAACGCATTCAGACCGCCGATAGCGATACCCCTCTGCCAGTAGCGACATTGCCAGGCTGAACCCGCAAGCGCAAAAAGCGGCGGAATCTGTCATCGGCAGAACATTTGGGCGCCTAACCGTCCTCGGCCTATCTGCCGAGCGTAAGGGGCGCTGGGTTGTCAGGTGCCAGTGTGGGGTTTATACGCTGCGAACGTACAAAGCCATTATGAACCCAGCAAATTCGGCTGATTGTTGCGAGCTGTGCCGCCACCTCCTTTACCTAAAGCGAGCCGATCACTTTCGCAGAACGGGAAAAGATATTGAATGGAGTGATTTATGAAAATCGATTATCAAGACCACGGAGCTACCGCCAGCATCACACTGACCAGCACGGTGTTTGAGTTCCGCCGGCATAACCGCGTCGTTGATACAGCGCTGTTCCTGACCAGTGTCAGCGCCCGGCACAGCGGTGTGTTTATCCGTAAGACAGTGCTCTCTGGCCGTTCGGCGGTGGCGCTGAAAGCGTACAAGGTTGTTCTGCGGGAGATGGCGCGATGAACACAGAAAACACCTATACGGCAGCCGGTGGAAATCTACCGCATCACATCATCATAGCGCTTGCGGCTGATCCACGGTTCGGGCAATGCATTGAAGAAAGCCTGAAAACGCCAGAGCTTGTTGAAAATTTTGAACGTCTGTACGACGTGCGCCGACCACGAATGCCAGCAAGCCCGATGGAGGCCATTGTTGACAAGGTTACGGGTTATGCAGATAGCGAATGGCGAAAGTTCTTCACGGCGTTTATCACGTTTGTCTATGACGCCATTTATATCCGTGTGTGTGAGAATCATATTTCAGTGGAGGGTATCCAGTGAACAGAATGTTTTTGCTGATGGCTGAGTTTGAGACCTCAGATATTCCTCTGGAGAAAATCGCGGAGAAATACCTCGGTATCTCAATCGAATTAGCCAACAAGCGTGCGAACGCTGGCAAGCTGCCTATCCCGAGTTTCCGGGCGGCAGACTCGAACAAAGCCCCGCGCCTGGTGCATGTGAAGGATTTAGCAGACTATCTTGATCAACGCACGGCGGCCGCGAGGGAGGAGTTCAAGCAGGTTAATTCATAA